CTATTGAAAGACCTTCTAAATAATTTACAGCTAACTTTTCTTGAGCTTCTTGAAAAGCTTTATCAGCTTCACGCTGAGCTTCTTGCTGCATTTCTCTTTGTTTTTTAGCCTGTGCAAAACTCATTATAGATCCTGCAATACCAGTTACTAAACCTAGTGGCCCAGCTACTTTACCTAACGTTCCTCCTAAGTTACTTAAAAATCCGCTGCCTCCTGTAGGTGGAGGGGGTGCTGGTGTTTGTCCAAATGCTGATCCCATATTATATTTTTTTTATTAAATGTGTAACAATGTCTCCTTTTGTAAATCCTTTTTTAATAAAAGCTTTTGTTAAACTTTTACTTTCATTATCCGCTTTTATATATTTTATTTAAAATATACTACAAGTTAATATTAATGCGTCTAACAACAAATTTAAAGCCTTAACTTTTTTTTTGTTTTTATTATATTTTTTATCTGATATTATCCATTCAATTAACGCAATCTTTGAGTTAGTCAAATATATAAAACCAGCGCATATTGGTCTAGTGTCTTCGTAAATTATTAATCCTGACTGTGCGTTATCTGGCAAAACTTCTCTTTCGGGAGGATTCCATCCCCATTCTTTCCACCAGCCTACCAATATATCGTCATAATCAGATGGATTTAATTTACGTATACTAAATTCCATTCTATGCAAAGATACTAAATTTACGGAAAGCTTTTCATAACTTCCGATTCTACAGCAAATAATTCAGTTGCTTTTGAGCTATCATTAATAAGTGTAAATATACAAAAGTGTCCAAGTAAACCATGAGATTCTGCCACTGAACCTTTAATATAAAGTATATACGAATCTTGAACGGTCACGGGTATTGATCCTGTAACACTTGTGTCTATAGACAGTTGATTTATTCCAGCTCTTAAATCTACATTTATATTAGTTACTTGGCCAGCTAAATTTATAGTGGTATAGCTTGGTAAAGAAAAATATGCATAATCTCCTATACTAATTATGTTTCCAATTTCAACTGGTGGATTTGTAGAAAAATTAAAAGTAGTAGTATTTCCAATAGTTGTAAAACTTGTAGACTTACCTATACCGTTTGCAGACCTCATTGCGTATTGTCCAGGCAAAGCTGGAACTTCTCCGTTTTGTCTTAAAAATGCAAAATAAGCTCCCTCTTTTTTCTCAAACCACCTTTTATCTATAAAACCGTTTTGCTGTATATCTGTTTCTAAATTTGCTTGCCAAGCTTGATCTGATTCTAAATTTATAGTTTTAAATATTTTATTCTCAAGCGGGTTTTGATTAAAAACTGTTGTGATTTGAGAATTATATTGGTCGCCATAAAAATTATTTCTTTTTTCATTTGCATTATGTTGGTACAAATTACCACCATTAAAACTATAAAAGTATTGATTCATTCCTACCATATAGTCAGGTATATATGAATAAAACGATGGCCACCCTTTTGAAGTTTGACTATACGTTAAAGTATACTCCGTTTCTACTGGAGAAGGTATTGGTGGAACAACACTAGTCGGAGTTGGCGCTGTAGGGGTAGGCGTTGGAGCTGGTGTAGCTGTTGGCGTTGGAGTTGGAGCTCCAGAAGTGGGTGTGGGAGTAGGTGTAGCTGTTGGCGTTGGAGTAGGCGTAGTGGAAAAACATGTAACATTTTGATTTTGAGCGCTTCCATTTTGTACTGTTGGAGTACTACCATTTTTAACACAAACATCTATGTCTTGATCCGACCCCAATGTTCCGTTTTGCACTACATTGTCACAATCTGTATAAAAGTAATTACAAGTTGTAGCACCGCTAGGACATAATAAAGTCCATTCCGAACACCCTGTTACAGACGTTGGCGTTGGAGTAGGAGGACCTGGCGTAGGTGTTGGACCTGGCGTAGGTGTTGGACTGGTCGGAGGAGTTGAGCACGCAACACCGGTTTCTATTGCAGTACCATTAGATACTTGTGGAGTATTCGGAAATAAAACACAAGCGTCAATATCTTGATCTGGGCCAAGTGTTCCTGTTTGAGTTACTGCGTCACAGTCTATATATTCATAATTACAACCTACACTTCCACTTGGACATACTAAAGTCCATTCAAAACACTGCACACTTACTTCAGTTGGTGTAGGTGTGGGAGTAGGAGTGGGAACAAACGGCGTGGGTGTAGGCGTCGGTGCTCCAGGCGTAGGACTCGGCGTTGGGGTTGGAGTGACTGTTGGCGTAGGAGTAGGCGTTTGGGTAGGCAATATAGGAATATCGCCACAATCAGACGAACATGGGTCTGTAGTATCATAGGCCGAACCAGATATAGATGTTACAGTTACTACTCCCTCTTCGAGCACACAAGCCTCAATAATAGTATCAGGCTGCATAGTGTAGTTAATTAGTTGTCCATCACAACAATCAATTTCAAACGTACACTCATCCCCTACTGCTCCTATAGGACAAGATAATATATAAGTGTTACAAGCCATCCGCTAAATATTGTTACAAATTTACGAATTTAAATGCAATGTCTTTTATCTTGCTTTTTAATTAAAACAATTGAATATTTTTGATTTAGGTATTTCCCAGATCCAATTTTTATTATCTTCCAATCCTCCACTCATTACCACATTATCACCTTTAATAAACCATCTCGTAATAAAAAACAGAGCATATCCTATTTTCGCTGGTATTAGTGGTTTATAGCTTACGTCTATTATACTTAAATCTTTATCTAATTTAACAGCGAAATGATTGTATGTTCTTTCATTATATATTTTGGTATGAACCAAATATATATAACATTGTTGTTTTTCAAACCAAATTGGTTGTGTTGAACCCCCTACTTTAACTTTAGCGCTAAAATACAATTCATCTTCAGGAAATTTATTATTAAATTTATTTTCAACATCAATTATTTTTTCAAATTCAAAATTACCTTTGTCTTTGTAAACAACAAAGTTAGGTGATGTATTATATATAAAATGTAAATGATTATTGTGAATAAAGAATAACCAATTTTTTTCCCACATTACTTCATCTCCAACACCAAAACGCATTCTATTTGGCTCTTCTACATCTATGTCTTTTATAAAACGATAATATCCATCTAATAAACCTATCCTGGTATTCCAATTTTCATCAATGTATGCTACTGAGTGATACATTTTCTTTTTATAAGCAAACGATCTATAGTCTTCAAACTTGGCTATTTTATTGTATTTAATATTTTTTTCTTTGTAATCAATTAATTTTAATTTTTTATCGAATTTAAATTCATAAAGAGTTCTACAATCACCTAATTTTTTCATAAATTCAGTTCTTGATGTATCTCTATCTACACGAGCAACACCTTTATAGCCATTTGATATTGGTATTAAGGATAAATTATGTGAACAATATTCAGTCTTAATAATCTGTAAATCATTTTGTTTACTTGTTCTCCACGTTCCTTCAAACATGTGCGTTATGTAAATCTCATCATCATTTATTTCAAATGGATTATTATATTTTTTAGCATTTGAGTGCGATTGATTAGAACCAAAACGATTGATTGATAATAATTGTGATTTATCTTTATGTATATCGTTTTCAAAATTATGATTTCTACCAAAATAATCTAAAATATGTTTAGTAAATCTACCTGGCCCTGTATTTTGTAATACGCCATTTTTTGGATTTGCAATTATATCATTTATTAATTTTGATAATGCTGGATGTTTAGGTTTAGTTGCTATAAACCAATTACACACACTCACATAGTTATCGTTTATTTTATCAACTATATCATTAAATATTCCTAATGATGTATTTGCTTCTAAACCAACTACTAAATCTTGATATTCAATAAAGTTGTCTAATGGTTGATTACAGTAAACATCTGTGTCAGCATACACACCTCCATTCTCATATAAATAACAATACCTAAAGAAATCACTTTTTTCACCTCGTTCAGTTAATGTTTTATAAGCATCATTGTATATAGAATTAGCAAACCAATTATCGACTGCGTTTTGATTAAAATAAAGAAAGTTATAATAGGGGTTTTTTTCTTTAAATGAATCAATCATGTAATCATTAACATCTAAAATATCATAAGATGTATAAATAAAATTATGAGGTATCAAACGAAATATTTTATCTTCTTGCACATAATCCCAAAACTTTTTATTACCAATAGATTCCATTTCTTGTAATTTCCCTGGATATTCTACGTGCAATATATCCTTGCCTTCATGATTAACATATTTTGTTCTGCCAAAATCATGTTTTAAAACATATAAATTTTTTAAATGTCCTATTTCATAATCTGTTTCTTCTTCTCTATTGTATGCTTTGTTTACACATTTACCTAATAATGCTGGCCCTGTATAATCTAAATAAAACATTTCTTGTTTGTCTTCACAATGTTTTACAATTCTATCAATACAATCTTTTAGTAAAGGGTTTTGCGGTACAGTAGCTATGAAAGCATTACCTAACCATTTATAAGCCATGGGATCATCTCGTGTAGCTATGAAATGATTATCAGCCAACATCCAATCATTTAATGGAAGTTCACATATTGTGTCAGCATCTACATACACACCACCTTCAATATATAATACACAGTATCGCCACAAGTCAGCTTTGAAAGCCCCTGGTATTAACGACAAGTATGCTTCTAATACATCTTTAGTAAAATGTTTTTTTATAAATTCTACTCTATCGTTTTTATCAAAAAAATAATATTGCCAATCAGGATTTTTTATTTTCCAACTTAAACAAGCTTTACTCATACCTTCAGGTAATTGAGTGGTTTCAAATGTTTGAAATATTTTTTTAGGTATTAACATTAAATGGGAATGTCTAATCGTTCAGCCCATCCTTTAGATGCTGAATGTGCCCAAACAATTATGTTAGCTGGTTTCTTAGTATTCGATTCTACGGGTATATTAAAGTTATCTTTATTTTTAATTAAGTGATTTAGATGAGTTATATCTTTTCTGTATAATTCTTTTTTCTTTTCATCTTCAAATATTATAGCACAAAATGAGTAATCATTATATTGAAATTGATTACCATGTAAATTTAATATATGAGAAAATTTAGGATAATACGATTCATTTTTTTTACCTAACATTGGTATTTCATTATTTAAACATGATTGTCTAATAGCTCTATCACCAAATCTAATTCCACTATATTCTTCGTAATCCTGTAAAGTTCTTTCTTTACCAAGACCATAGACACCAAAATGTTTTTCATTACAAGGAGAACAAACTTCACCATCTACCCCTAATAACTGTCTTACTCTATTATGTGTATGTGTATTTTTTTCCACCCAAGTTGTATCATCGTCCCAATGTTTTGTTCTGCCTGACCTGGTGTACTCGTGATACGCAATTATTTTATTTGGATGAAACAAATCATAACCATGAGTAAAAGACCTAACGGCAAGAGTTATTTCTTCACCGTGAAAATAAAAGGAAGGATCATGCTGGACTTCTTCTACGTGTTTACCTGTTGTAAAAGCAAAATGTGCTGAATAAAATCTTGCTGGTAAAGGTTTGCTTGTATCTTCAATGGTATAAGGAAGGAAAAACACTACGCCTTCAGGGGTAAATCTATCAAATTTCATTCCCCAAACTTCAGCTTTATTTTCAATATTAAAATTATTTGGGTCGTATGCAGTTGCATAAGTAGTGAGCAGTGGTTTTTTATGTCCTAATTTTTGGAGATCCTCATACATTGTAATTAACTTAACATCCCAATCTTTTACAAACCTATGGTGGCTATCAAGTTGTAGTGTATATTTTTCGTTATTGTATTCTTGCTGTATTAAATTACGTGCCCAACAAGCGCCGTTTGTTTCATTATAAGGTATGTCTAATATTTTTACCCTTTTGTCCTTTTTATACTTACCTAAATCATCCCATTTATCTTCTGTTGAATGTTGCCAAGCAATACATACGATTAAATTATTTGGAAATTTTGCGTTGTCAAATAATGAATCTAATGTAGGTAATAACTCTGGGTCACGGTATGATGCAATTTGAATGAATATACTATTTTCCGACATAATTGATTTGATTAAATTTAATTAAAAGTATTAATTATAAATTAATTAAAAAAATATTAAATACCGTATAGTGTTTTAAGTTTTATAATTTTTTCAAGTAACCAAGGGTGCCCTAGCTCTTTATATGCTTTTTGATGCCAATCAATAGATGCTTGAGGCGTTAATATTTTTAAACCATTAATTATGTTATAACCTTCTAATTTATCTGCAACAAATACATCTAAAAAATTTCTATTTGGTTTTACTCCACACATCACGGTAAACTGATTATTAATATAATTTCCCCATGAATGACCTCCTGTAATTTCAAGTTTGATTCCTAGTTTTGATACTAAGTCAATTGAGTCAGGAGTAATACTAATATCAACCCAATGTTTGTCGTAATTGGTATTGTACCCGTTATAATATTTAGACCATCCCCCTAAAATAATTACATTTCCATTTAGATGAGCATGCACATTTTCAATAAATTTTTTTGTTTTTACGGACATCCTGGACAAGATAACGCTCCACTTGATTTTACACCATTATAAAACTCATAATAAGTAGAACCATCTTCGCTTACATAAACTGTTCCGCTTGCAAGTGAAGTACATCCTAAGCCAGTGTATAACCTTGTTGCTGAAGCTACGGTATTTGCGTTAAAATATTTAATACCGCTACTATCTGGCGGCACACAACAACCATAATATAGGCCTGTAGAGGCTCCAACATTAATTGCAATACAAAGCCCAGATGTAGGTGTTGGTGTAGGCGTTGGCGTCGCTGTTGGAGTTGGCGTCGCTGTTGGAGTTGGGGTTGGCCCCTCTGGTGTCGGACTTGGCGTCGGACTTGGCGTCGGCGTCGGCGTCGGTGTTAGAGGCTGCGTTGGCGTCGGTGTTGGTGTTGTAGTACATGTAATACAATTTGCATACACTTCGACTGCAAGTGTACCTGGTGTAAAGCTGGGGTCAACAATTTCATAACAATTTCCATCAGGCATCAGTAAAACTGTGTTGGTTGGAAAAGTGTTTGCAAGAGCTCTACCTACAGTATAATTATTAAAACCACCATCACATCTTGTTATTGTATAGTCATCATAAGCTACCGTTGGTGGTGGCGTAGCCGTAGGCGTAGGTGTTGGACCACCAGAAGTTGGAGTCGGTGTCACAGTTGGTGTTGGTGTTGGTGTTGGTGTAGAACAAGGCCCATTGAAAACAACACTACCATTTCCACTTGATAAAATAGGAACACCTAAAGCACAAACTGGCACTGAATCACCATCTGGCACACTCTCTGTTTGTGGGTTACCATTACAATCATTATAAATAAAACTACCTCCACCGTAACCACCTTCTAATTCAAATTCGTTACAGCCAGCAGGTGTTGGTGTTGGTGTTGGTGTTGGTGTTGGTGTTGGGGTTGGGTTAGCTGCTATACATGTATCACAATCTATGTAAGAATTAGTATAATCATTAGTATTTACAGTTGAACTTGTTTCATCTATCTCGTAACATTTACCATCAGCCATTAAGACTATGTCACCCGGAGCATTTCCACTAGCGTCTGCTACTCTAACATTAATATAAGTTGCACTACCTTGCCCTGGACAAATTGTAACAGTGTAATAATTATATGCAAACGTAGGCGTTGGTGTAGGACCTGGAGTTGGTGTTGGGCCAACCGGAGTAACTGTTGGAGTAGGAGTTATAGAGGTACAACTTACTCCTGTGTCATTTGCACTACCACCACTTATGAAAGGAGTTGTTCCACTTAAAACACATACGTCAATATCAAAATCTCCTGGCAAAATTCCTGTCTGAGTGTTTCCATTACAGTCAGTATATGAGAAGCTACATCCACCACTTCCACTTGGACAAGTCAACGTCCACTCTGTACAAGAAGGTGTCGGCGACGGCGTCGGAGTCGCAGTAGGCACTGGAGTCGCAGTAGGCACTGGAGTCTGTGTTGGCGTAGGTGTAGGTCCATCCGGTGTAGGACTAGGTGTCGGTGTCGGCGTCGGTGTCGGCGTCGGTCCGTCCGGTGTCGGTGTCGGAGTCGGCGTTACAGTCGGAGTCGGCGTTACAGTCGGTGTAGGACTAGGTGTCGGCGTTGGTGTATTGGTTGACCTATAATCCCATACTAAATATAAAATACTTCCGCTTGCTGGCATAATAAAATCTGCCGAATAAACTGTTGGAGCTCCTACACTAGATATTGGTGTTGCATCAACAGCTAAAGAAAGTAAATTTCCTATATCTGTTACATTGTTTTGATAAAATGTGTTTGTTCTTAAATATTTAAATCTATCTACTGAAGGGTTGAATACAAAATCATCAAAATTAATTTTGTTTGAATTTATAGTTACCGTAGAACCGTCAACTGGGAAAACTCCACTACCCTGCGAGCCAGAAAATAACTGGTATTGAGATATAGCAAAAGAAGCAGATGTGCTTGCAAATTCTACTAGATTTGATTCGTTAGGTGAAACCGTTACTCCGTCAGTCCAACTAAATTCGTTGTGTATAAATTGTCCAGCTTCAAGTGGGTCAGTTACACAAATGTTATATATGTTTAAAGCGTCTGATCTTGGACAACTTACACTAATTTGAATTGTATCATTTTGATTGGAATCAGAACTAACAACTATAGTAACCTCTTGTATATTTGGAACATTTTTATCAAATGTAAAACTGCCAGATGTTTGAACAGAACCGGATGTATATGTCACACCTTTATAAATTGCTTTAATTGTATAACTGACTTGAGAAATAGAACCCTCTGTAATTAATTGAACTCCAGACTCGTCTGTCATTAAAACATTCGTTTGACTTTCAATATCTTGTTCTCCTTCTTTTGGAATTACATAACTAACAGTCACCAACCCTGTTTGTTCTGTAACATCTACACAATACACAAAGTCTTGATTAGCTATTACTGTTATATCTTGTGTAACACCACATGCTAAACAAACTGGTATTTCCGGTTTTAAAATTTTATTAGAAGTTAAAACATACTCATCCATGTAAGGGTCATATCCACCTAATTTTTGAGTGGTAAATGCTTCGGTAAATAAATCTCTAAACCAGCTTCTCATACCAGTTTCAGATATAACTATAAGTCTTTCATCTGAGGCTGACCCCCCTAGTAGTTGAAGTACCGCTCCTCTTTTTACATCAGTAAAATATTTGTTTTCACCCCAAGCCACAAAACTTTCTGGGTTATTACTTATACCATAGTTTTCAATACGTGCTATTTGATTTCCTAAAATTTCTGGGACTGAAGCAACCAGTCCTCCTCCAGTAGAATCAGATATAATATTTTTAGAAGCCAATACGTACGAAATTTTATCTTCTTGTAAAACAAGTATGTCGGTTCTTCTACCAAATAATATTTCAACATCTCCATAGCTTTCTTCAAGTGGTTTAAAATTTGCTAAACCTAAATTAAATTCATTTAATTTATTAACATTAGTTTCATCATTATACACTCCACTATAAGTTAAGTCGGCAAACCTATGAGCTTCTTTATATTCTACGTTAGAAGTTGTAAAAACTCTGTTACCTAAATTAAATGATTTCCCATTTAAGGCATCTCTTATTTTATAACTTTCAACTCCATTACCAAACGCATAACAGTTAAAAAATCTAGTATTTACAACACCTGCAACACCTATAGCTATATCTTGATTAGTGACATTACCACTGTGGTTACCTAAAGAGTCTATAGAATAAGATTGGTCGTTTTCAAACCATACATCTGGTAAAGCCTCTTGTGGTTCTGTTTCAAACACAATAACCGAGTCTCTTCTGTAAACCGTAAAATGAACTCTTACACTAGAATCTCCATCTGAGTCTCCACCACAACATCTTGTTCCACTAACCATTAAATAATAATCACCTGTTGATGTATCTTTATAAAATCTATAATAATTTGTAGTTAAAGGAGACGTTGCAGTAGGGCCAAATCTATTTACATTTTGCAAGTCACTATCTCTTAAATTTTTAGCAGTAGAGGGGTTTGTATTATTAAAATCAGGTACACCATTGTTTTGTACTAAAGAATTTATAAAAACATTTTGAACAGCATCTCCACCGGTATTAGGATTTTGAATCCCACTAGACTCAATAACAGCCCCGACATTATTTGAAGTAAACCAGGTATAAAAATCATTATATGTATCAGGAGATATAAATTCTTTTTCTATTGTATTAGCTCTATATTCACAAGCACCTCCCTGACCAACTCTTAACTGAGATATACTCATTACTATTCTTGAACCTGCTGGTATATTATAAGAACTTCCAGAGGTTACAAAAAATGGATAAGCTAAGCCTGGGTATCTATTATTTTGTCCAGCTACCGCTGAAGGAACTTGTATGTCTACAATATCATCTGTATCTAAAACTGCATCAAAATCACTGGTTGACATTTTCATATAAACACCTCCTGGTACAGTAGGAGGAGTTGGAGATGCCGGGAAAGGAATAAAGTCTGCCGTTTGAGTTTCTTTTTCTAAAACTGTTGCATAAACACATCTTGTCATAGGACCAGAAGAATCACTCTTTACTATTAATCTATCTCCCGTTTCTACTTTAGCTATATTATCTCCTTCTAATAAAAGATAAGAATTGTTAGATGTTGGATCTTCAAAAAATATACTTGAGTATACAGTCTCATAAGTAGTTCTGTCTGGTTTTAAACAAAATTTATATCTTGTTGCCCAACTTGGAGCTCTTTGGCTAATAGGAATGGTAGCTATTATTTCATTTTTATTTATTGACGTTGAGCAAGGTAAGTTTACTGTGTTGTTATTACTTACTAAAGTAGTGGAAGACCTGTTGTACTCATCCATGTAAACTATACCCAATTCATAACCTCTATTACTATGTAAGCTTTCTATGTTTGCTGTTTGTTCTAACCTTACATTTACATCTGTAAAATTATTATATGAAGCAATTAAATTACTAGCCACAGGGTTGGTTTGTGAATATTGTACAGCAGGAAATATTAAAGTTATTTCTGTGCCATTTATAGTTCCGTTTATAGGCTCACCTTTTGCAGGAGGAACTTGCGTTGAAGCAGTTAAACCTGTTTGGTTTATAGCATAATCATAAGTTGTACCATCTAATATTCCGAGTAGAGAATAATTATATACATCCGTAAAGGTAGATCCTAAACCACTTTGTGCATCGGCTAAAGTTTGTATGGACGCATCTGTTAATCCTATTTTGGCTTGAAAATCTGAACTGTTAAATAAATCAGCTACTGTGCTATAATTATCTATTAGTGTATATGAAAAATTAATTATTGTAGCTCCTTGTGTTGCATCTGGAGGATTTGTCCCTCGATATAAAAGGTGTTCATAAGTTAAAGAAAATGAAAGAGTAGCTCCTGTTACCAACGAACTTTCAAAACCCCCTAAATCAAATTTGACTCCTGAATTAGCATTTGCTTGAGAAAAAGTAAATGCTTCATAGGTATACGCAACTGCATTTGAAGCAGTTAGAGAATCACCTCCAATGTTTTTGGAATTTAATTCAACTGTATAATCTAAATTTAAAGGTAATCCATCTTTATCAATTAAATTATAACCTTCCGTATAGTTACCATATATAAGTCTATTACCCATTAAGGTTTGAGCTTTAGCCTTTTTAGGAACATTATCGTATAATCTTAAAATTTCACTTTCTGGTAAAACAGTAAATATTTTGCTGTTAGTAAAAACATAAGTTGCATCAGTATTATGCGGTCCTAAAGGTGATTTTTTTATTTTTTCAATAATTTTTATAGTAGGATCGTTAGCTTCTTTGAACAATAAATCTACACCAACTACTAATGAACTTCCTGTGTTATATGTAATTTGTACAGCATTTTTGGAATTTACCATACCTTCATTTAAAAAACTATTAGATGAAAATGAAAACAAACCTGGGTCAAAAGCTGGTTCACTAAACTGAGAAACAGCTGAGTACTCACCATTTGCATACTTATACCTATAAGCAAAACAAATAAAATTATCTTCTAAAAAACCATCCTGTATAACAGTGCTTAATAAATTTAATGTAGGGGCAGCAACCGGGGGTTGTTTTATTACTAGAATTTCTTCATCAGTAAATTGGTCAATATTTAAATAAGGGTCTAGATAATTAGAATCAATATTTATAACTCTTGGAGGATTTAAATTATCAGTAAATAATAATAAATTGTCAATTTTATTTACACTTGTTATTAAAAAATTTGAATCAAAATTTAATGTAGTGTTTACATTGTTACCATCATTAATACTTACAACGTGATAAATAATAGCACCTGTAATAACATTATACGAAACAATTAAATCAAGTTTTCCAGTGGCTCCTACTGAAAAAGCCGGATCATGGACAAACCAATATATGGTTTCATTAGCACCATCTTCAAAAACACCTATACATCTAGCTTGAGAACTAATTGGTGTACCGTCTATATATTGAAGAGAAGTTACTTGAACATTTCCTTTAGCATTTTCAACAGCACCAATCTCTGATTCTTCAGTTGAACCTAATCTAACATTCAAAGCATCTATATACTCTCCGTTAGGAATAAGCCTTTCATCAAGGCTTTTATTCATACGGCCTGCTACAAAATTTCTTTGAATGTTTGCCATTTTATTTTATCCACTTGTTTTCACCCCTTAAGTTCATAAGCAATCTGCTTGGATGAATATTACTTAACCTGATTTTAGCATTTCTTAATAAAGCTTGTTTATTTTTTCTTGCTCTATTCACTATATACTCTTGAACTCCAAATTTACTATTTAATAAGGCATACTGAACGTAAGCATAAATATAATCTTCAAATAATTTATTAACGCTTATTTTAGAGTCATCACCACTTTCCATTCCATCAGATATGTATTGTAATACACACTGTTGATTTGCCATAGTAGAATCAAAATTAATTACACCCGCTTTTTTATCTATAGTAAATGTAGGGTTAAAATTTGCTGTTTCAGTATTTAAACCATATCTAGCTCCTATTCTAGATTCATATATATCGTCTTCGCAATCATTACAAATAGAATTTACATCTCCTTCTGTTTCTTGATTTAAATAAATACTTTTCAACGCTCCGCTTTTTCTTGAAGAATCTAAGTTAGATTCAATTGTAGATACATTATTATTTCCGTCATACCCAAATACTGCGGTAGAATTTTGTAAATATTGAACAGCAGATTGAACTTGTATATTCTCTGTTAATTCTCTTAAAACATTATCTTTAAAAAGATATAGCTTTACCCAATTTACATAATCGGACGGGAGGACATATCTTAAATCATCATATACTTTTAATTCCAGGGATTTGATTTCTTTAAAAGCATCATAATTTAATTCTTGTATAGCTCTTTTAGTGTGAAATAGAATTTTATATCTATTAACATTATTAATTAATGAATGATTTCCAGCATACATTAATTGAAAATTTGTTATAACTTCATCTAAAGTTACGTATTGATAAGACCCCCAATTAGCATCAGTAGGATTAATTCCGTCGTTTGTATAATATTTTCTTTGATTTATATATGTCATAATTATTTCTGATTATCTAGTTGTTGTTCATCGATTTTTCCAAATTCAAATACTTCAGCCTCTCGGATTGATATACCAGCGTACTGTAATATTTTAGCCACTAAATCATTTGTATCATCTATAGGTAGTTCAAAATCCTGAAAATCTGAAGCTGATTGGTCAAATAAAGGTTCACCATTAAATAAGGTTACAAAGGTCCATTTTGGATCTTTTGGATACCTTATGTAAGTTGCTTGCACATCTAAAGCTCCATTGAAAGTTGAGGGAAAAATTGTTACACTATCACCTTTTTGTGTATATGCTGGATATGAGTCAGAAGGAGCAGTTAAAAGAGATTTATTTAACAAATTAATTTTACTATTACTAACTTTTTCAGCTTCCCCTTTTAACACACCAGCGTTATAACACAATATCTTGTTTATTAAATAATAGTCGTCACCAGTGGTGCTTTGACTAGGTAAGTAATAAATATTATTAACATTTTGAACTAATGTTTTTGTTACAGCAAAACTATCAATAACCTCTTCATATCCTAATTTTAAATCTGCATAACCAGTTCCAGATATTCTTGCATTTTCTTCATTTATCTGTTGATTATAATTTGTAAAGTATTCGTCAAATATATCTAGTTGAGCTTGTTTGGCAAACAAATTGAAATCACTTGGAGATATATAGCCATAGTTATTCTTGTTTATGATAGCAAGTACAGTATTTCTTACAGAATTAATCATTTGAAAATCTTTTTACAAAGATACACAAAATAAAAAAGCACCCTGGATTTGGGTGCTT